TCAAGGTGTCGAGCCGCTTCTCGCCCCTCGACGTCAAGATGTATGGCGCTCAGTTCCTCTCGAACGCCTTCGTCCCGACCGCCGCCAACGCCCTCGCTGAAAAGTGCCTGGCTGAAATCGGCGCGCTGATCACGAACGCCAACTACGCTTCGTCCGTCGACACTGGTGCCGCCCTGACCTACGCTGAAGTCGTGACCGCCAAGGGCGTGCTCGACGCCGCCAAGGCCGCTGAGCCCCGCGCGTTCATCCTGAACAGCACCTACGCCAACGGCCTCCTCGGTGACGCCACCATCATCGGCAACTCCGTCCTCGGTGCCGGCATCCTGACCTCCGGCCAGATCGGTACCCTCGCCGGTGCCGCTGTCTACCAGTGGAACAGCCTCCCGGCGAACGCCGAAAACCTCGCTGGCTTCGCCTGCGGCGCTGACGCTATCGCTGTCGCCTCGGCCCTCCCGATGTCCGAAATCCCGGGCTTCGAAGTCGCCAACGCTGTCGACGCCGACACCGGCCTCGGCGTCCAGGTCCTCATGGGCCAGGAACAGTCCGGCTACTACAACGTCACCGCCACGCTGCTCTTCGGTGCCGCTGTCGGTCGCGCGACCTCCCTCCACCGCCTCAAGACCGCCGCCTAATAGCGGTCCAAGGTTCAAACGAGGCTCCCAGAAATGGGGGCCTTTTTTGTGCCCCCTACCAATCCGGGCAAGTATAGGATGAGCCTCTACGGAACCGAGCTGACCAACGATGCGAAGGAAATGATCGCGGACTTCGGCGTGGCCGGGTCGGCCAACTCTGGTGCCATCACCTTCTCCTGCCTCATCTCCGACCCCGCCGTCTCGACCGTGCTCGAAGCAGGGGGGTATATGGAGCGGACCCAGTATACGGTCAGGCTCCCCGCTGTAACGGCCTCCTGGAGCCAGCCAGACGGGTCTATGGGGGCATCGGCGGCCCTACTGTCGGCAGGGGTGCCCATCGCCTCCCTAGGCCAAGGCAAGAAGATCGTGGCCGGCGGGAAGACCGTCCGCATCACGACCCAGACCTACAAGCCCGGGTCGGCATGGATCACGCTCGTCGTCATCGACGATAACCAGTAACAAGGCCGTGGTGTCGGTCAGCATCCCGCGGAAGTCGCTAGAAGAGTTTAAAGCCACACTTGATAGGGTGGCCAAAGAGATTGGCATGGACAGCCAGAGCGCCGCCACAAAGCAGGCTATGCTCTTATGCCAGGACTTGTCCGTCTTCACCCCCCCGATGGCAGCTGGTGGCGGGCAAGGTCTTTCCAACGCGGCCAAGAAAGCGGGCGAAGGCGCCGTGGCCGGAGACATCCGCAAAATCTTCGTGGCCGTAGGGGACCGAAACATCAACAGCCAGAAGGCCATTGTTTTCCAGAATCTGGCCCATGCCGCGCAGACGAACAACCGCGCGTCCTTTGATAAGATTATCAAGAAGTCTCGCATCGAGACCCTGCGTATCTCGCCGATCATGACAAAAATCCTGAACGACCAGAACTATGACCGGGCGTTCCTGAAGGCGAAGAACTACCTTAACCGCGTGCCGATTGCCGTAAGCGATTACGGAACGCAGGACTACGCCCGAGACCTGCGTGGTCATCACAACCGCGTTAAAGCTAAGTTTGGTGGACGCATCAAGCGAGGCCAGAAGATCGGCGTCCCTCGGCTCCTGGTTGAGTCAAAGCAAGAACTCGATGAGTATATCAGGGAACGCCAGATGGCCGTCGGGAAGACCAAGGCCGGATGGCTTCGGGCTTTGACGATGCTCAAGCCGCCTATGCAGTCCAACGTCGCAAGCGGACGCTTCGGCGCCAAGCTGCGGGACACGATGTGGGTGGCCCGTCACGGCGGCCTAGGCTCGGCCACGCAGACTTATACCGTCAAGGAGGTCTTCATCCAGATCAAGAACCTCCTCGGCAACGTCAACTACATCGCCGACGCGGCAGACACACTGACCCTTGCTCTAGGCAATCGGGATAAGATGATGCAGAAGGACCTTGAAAAGTTCATCGCCCGAACCGCCAAGAAGAACGGGATGTGATTACTTGTCCCCGCGAACTCGGACGAACACCGGGTGGCGGAGGGAACCGTTCGGGGTCTTCATCTGAAAATCTACCTCGGCGGTCTGGCCGATGAGCTGAGAGCGGTCGGCGAGCAGGGCGGTCCGGGTGGCGTTATCCATGCCGGTGCCGACATTGACCAGGCGGCGTCCGCAGCGCACGACGATATGGCCAGCCATCCCGGAGCACTTGCCCGTGCCTTCGACCACGTCCACGATCTCCGCGTCAGTGGTGTCGGCGTCCTTGACCTTGAGCCAAGCCCTGGAGCGGAGGCCGTGGGAGTAGGGGGCGGTCGTATCCTTGACCATGGCACCCTCGAAGCCCTCGGAGGTAAAGCGGACGAAGGCGTCCTCTGGGGTGCAGGAGACGCTAGGGATGAGCAGGAGGGACGTAGGGTAGGACTGAGCGAACAAAGCCTCCAGCGAGGCACGGCGGGTGCTGTAATCGCCCTCCACGGAGGGAAGGTCGAACAGCCAGACGCGGGCATCGTCGGCGGACTGTTCCGAGCGCAGGGCACCGACCGAGGTGAAGAAGGACTTGCCGGACACGGCCTCGCCGTCGAGCAGCCAGACGCCGTCCTTGCCAGCCAGGAGGTCGAGGACCTCGTCGGCCAGATGGTCGAGGGAGGGCATCGGGTTTCCGTTGCGCGTCTCGAAGCGCACGACGCGGCGGGATAGGTCCGCAGTGATCAGGACGCGGAGGCCGTCGACCTTGGGCTCGCAGACATAGGACGCAGGCGTCTCACCAGCATACAGGCGGGCCAGCATAGGCCCACGGCGAACCTTGGGCGAACGGCGCTTGGGCTGACGCGGTACCGCATCCTCGAAGATGGCGAAGAAGGCGGCAAGTACTGGGTCCTGTTGGCAGAGCATCGGTGGAACTCCTGAAGCAAAAGCCTAGCCCCCTACCTCGTCAAGCCCCTTTCCCTCCCAAAGCGGGCAAAGGTACAATGGGCACTAAGAGCATCCGCCACATCGTAGAGGCCACCTTGGCCACCTACCTATCCACCCAGACCGGGCTGACCGCCGTGGCCTTCCTGACCGGGGACAGCGCCGCGACCCAGACCCTGCCCAAGGCCGTGGTCCTTTGCGAGTCCGCCCGGAGCCCTAACGACCTCCCCGAGGGCGAAGGCAACTTCAGCTGCTCGGTCCGTATCACCCTTTTCTCGAACGCCGACGACACGACCCTCGCCGATCACCGTGCCCGCTGCGCCGCCCTGTCCGGCAATATGCGTGACCTGACCTCCATCAAGGCGGCCTTTGTCACCTCGACCGACGCGGCCTGCTATGACGTCACGATGCAGTCCGAAGACGAGGGCATCGACGAGCGCTCCTGGGCGACTTCCTTCTCGTTTGACGTGCTGGTGGTCCTGCCCGCCTAAGCCAATTCCAAAGCCTGCAATTACAAAGCCTAACCCGCTAAAAATTTTTTACCCTCTATGTGCGCCGCCATCTCCAACGGAACCACCTGCGTCTACGGTATCGCGGGTACTGTCACGAACCTCTTCGTCCAGAGCTACAGCCTCTCGTCCTCGTTTAATAACGAGGCCATGGTTATCAGCGAAGCCGGTCTGACGGTCACGCACCGCCTCGACGACCGCAAGAGCGAGATCACCATCGACGGCATCGCCAAGACCTCGTCTATTCCTACCCTCGGGGCCACGCTCACATTTACGGTCAACACCGCGTCGGCCTATCCTTCCGGCTCGGCTTCGGCTAGCTTCACTGGTGTGATCACAAAGGTAGACGATAAGGGCTCTAGCCAGGGTTTCACCAGCGTCTCAGTGACTGCTGTCGATTTCGAAGGCATCTCCTACGCGTAATTGACACCCCCGAAAAGGGGGCAGTCTAGAGGATAGTGGATCGTCGCTTCCTTAACGCCTACGTCGACCCGGCTCCTTTCAGGATTCTGGGTCGTACTCTTTACCCCTGGTGCCTCAAGTACCGGGTACGCCTGATGGCCTTCGACTCCCCGCTGGTCACTGGGTCGCGAGGGGTCACGCCTGCCGACCTTATCTTCGCCTGCCAAGTGTGCGCCGAAGAGCCCTTGGGCGACATCGGCTGGCGGGACCGAATCCGCATCCTTGTCCTTAACCGCAATTCGATACGCTTTGAGCGCCTGCTTAAAGCCTTCGCGGAATACATCCTCGTCCAGGACTGGCCGAAGTTCTGGGAGCAGACCAAGACCAAGTCAGGGGGCGGTGACAAAGGGGTGCCTTGGCCGCTGTCCATCGTGGCCAACCTGATTGCCAATGGCATCACCGAGCAGCGGGCTTGGGAGATGCCGGAGTGCCAAGCCATCTGGCTGAACTCCGCCCTGGCAATCCGTAAGGGGGCCGACGTGGCGATCATGTCGCCCGAGGAAGAAGCCTTCATGGCCGAAGAGGAAGCCAAAGACAAAGAGGCAGCCGCGGCGGCTGCTTCCAATCCGGCAAAGGAAAGCACCCCCTGACATGGCCCAAGACCTGACAGTCAACATCAAGACCACGTCCGACGTCCCCAAGGCGATGGACAAGGCCAAGTCCGCCACCGTCTCTTTCTCCAAGCAAGTCGAGGACATCCAGAAGAAGTTTTCGACTAGCTTCAAAGACATCTTCCTAGGCTTCGCGGCCCCGATGGTCCTCATTCAGGGCACGATCAGTGCCATCAGCGGAGCCATCGAAGATGCTAGACGCAAGGCTCAGGAAGGCTTGGACCTGATGGCTAAGGGCGACAGTATGTTCGTGTCTTCTCACGAAAAGCGGATGGCCGCATTCTTTAAGGAACGCCAGGAGCGGGAAAAGGAAAGTGAATCCGCGAAGGCCGGACGAGCTGAAGTCACTCGGCAATTTCTCCTTCAAACAGAGGAAGGCAGGAAACTACGCAGGGAACTGATCAGCGAAAACCTCGGCAACTATCTTATCAACCCCCTCTTCACGACCAATATGTCGAAGCAGGAAGACGTGCAGAAACGTGCCTTCGACATCTGGTCCCAGTCGCCAGAAGGCAAGGCCGCGGCGCAATGGGAAGACACCCAGCGCAAGCAGAAGGAGGCCGCCGACCGCACTAAGAAAGAGGAAGAGGCCGCAAAGATTAAGACCCCGACGACCGTTCCAAAGGACAGCCCGACCATTTCTGGCTCAGTCTCCGGCAACGTGATCGGCGTCGGCGCCAACCCGGTCGTGACTGCTCTTCAGGAACAGCAAGCCATCGCCAAGGCATCCCTGACTCAGCTTGAAATCATCGCCGCTCAGTTTGGCTATGCCGCCACCTACAAGGACGTCACCGCGTCAGGCGCCACGCCCCACACCCCGGCCAACGCCTCGCCGTCCCGCGCCGCCCTTCTCACCAAGAATAAATAACCATGGCTCTCGTCAAAGCAGGCAATGCCCTTACCACCAAGTTCGTCCAGCCGGGCGGATCGTACACGAACGACGGCTACGGCCTGATGACCGCCCGCGCGACTTACATCGTCGACAAGACGGTAGGCGGAACCGCCGTTACGACCGGGCAGGTTCACCCTGATTACTCCGACTTTTTTGTCCACAAGTTCACCCTGTCCAAAGGCGCGCTTGATGTCGACACCATAGAGGCCGAGTACGTCGGCATCCAGTCTGGGGTCGGTAATTGCACCCGCCCAAACGTGACGGCATCGCACGGCCTGACATCGGAGCACATCACTACGCACCCCAACTTCTTTGCCGCATCTGGAAGCATCGCCGGCAACGGCACGACTTTCACCGAGTCTACCATCGTGCCAGGAGAAAAGGTCGGTGGCGACTTCGGAGCCCACTTCAAAGGCACGACCACCAACGCCGGCGGCTTTGTGGGGTTCAAGGATTCCAGCACCGCGGCGAAGCAGTACTTCTACGGAAAGACGCACTACCTATCGCCGATTACGTCTTTCTCGGGAGTAATCTACACCAAGGTAATGTCTGACGTGACCAAGATTCGCAATGCGGTAGGCAAGACTTCCCAGACTAATTCCTTCGACGGCATCAAGCTGCTGCCAGATCACATCGGCACGACCTGGACTGCCAGCATCAAGGGAGCGACCCGCGACACCATCCTGCTTTCGCAGGCTTCCTTTGAGGACTATTGCGTCCCGTCCGGCTCTGACCCGAAGATCGTGAAGATTAACTACGAGATTCGGTTCAACCGCGAAGGCTACCCGGCCGAAGTCTACACGCGCGCTACATGAACTTACAACCTGGCGCAGGATACGGCTTCACGTCAAGCGGGTACGGGATGTCGCTGGACATCGGGAATCCTTTCCCGGACGACGGCGTGGTCTCAGGCCACTCTTTCAAAATCATCAACGTCGCCCTGCGGACTTCGGGCGGCTCTACGACCGTCACCTATCAGGTCCAGTCTGGCACCATCAATAACTTAGTCCCTAAGATTGACGACTACGTCAGTGGCACCGAGGTCAAGTTAGACCGCGTCACGGCTGGGGTGGCAAACCCTCCGACCGGGGAACTGGCTTCGTCGAATTACGACGCCACGACTAAGACCTCTTACATCACGCTGCGGGCAGGTGCTGAAATTGCTAGCCCTTACGCTTACCCTGACCCTCTGGTGACGAGCAATCAGTACCCGGTCATCATCGGCGGCAACATTGCCCCGACGACTCCCGACGACAACGTCTGGGGATACCTCGTCATCGGCACGATCACCGTGGACAGCATCACGACCCCGACGACTTTCACGGTGAACCAGAACGTCAGCGGGTCGCTCTGGGCGGACCGCATCAAGATTAACGGGATGACGGCCCGATACTACTACGCCCGAATCTGATGGGCTTCGTCATCGGAGGCTCTGATGAATTCTCCACGTGGAGCAAATGCCGCACGCCTATCTTCAAAGGCTACTTGGGAGCGGTGGGCAATAGCGCTGGCGATCATAACTTCTCAGGCGCAAGCGATGCATTGATGACCCAAGCCAACACCTTTTTCCGGTGTGCTTATCATTTCTATCTTGAAGGCTGGGTAACTCCTGGCGGTACTACCGGAACGGGATGGTACGGCCCATTTGCCTTCCCGACCAGCGTCTTCCCTGTTTCATCGCAATTCTATGTCGGAGCATACGAACCTAATCCCGATGAGGTATACGCCCCGAACCTCTTGGACGACGTAGAGGTTCAAGCCTACTGGGTCGGCAGGAACGTCCAGATTGATGCCTCCACATACGCGATGGATTACGTCGCCCTTAATGGGGTGATGGGGTCTTTCCAGACCATCTCGCCTTCCAGTAGCGTCATTTCCTTCGACCTTTAACCCCCCCCTTCCAATCGGGGCAAGGTTAAGACCCGATGAGCTGCACTAATCAAGTAACCGTCTCGCAGGGTAACACCTTCGCCTGCACCTTTACCTGGACGCCCGGGGCGACGGGTCCGGCCAACCTCCTGACGACGACCATCAGCTCGTCCCTCGAAGACCGCCAGAACAACGTCTACGCGATGACGGTGACCAAGGCCGGAGACGGCCTGTCCTTCACGGTGACCTACCCGGGCTCGACCGCTGACTGGGCGATCGGCCTCGGCAAGTGGGACATCAAGTTCGTCTTCCCGGGCTCGACCATCTCGCGCACCGAACTCTTCCGCGTCAACGTCATCGACTCCGTCACCGTCTAAGCCATGCCCGACGCGACGATCACCT